CAGGTAATCGATTTATTGACGGGTGGCATCTGCACGCCATCAGCGAACATTTGGAGGCGGCAACCCGCGGAGAGATTCGCAATCTGATTATCAACATCCCGCCACGGCACATGAAGAGTCTAATCTGCTGCGTCTTTTGGTTTACCTGGGTCTGGGCGTCAAAGCCGGAGACGCGTTGGTTATTCAGTAGCTATGGCGAAAACTTGTCAATTCGTGATTCGTTAAAATGCCGGCGCATCATTAGCCATCCGTGGTATCAGCGAAACTTTGGTGATGTGTTCAAGTTGACCGGCGATCAGAACCAGAAGACACGGTTTGAGAATGACAAGACGGGCTACAGGTTAGCCACGGGGGTTGGCGGTTTGGCGACAGGCGACGGCGGTGATTTCGTGATTTGCGACGATCCGAGCAAAGCGGCTGACATCCACAGTCTAGCGTCCAGGGAATCGGTAACAGACTGGTGGGACAATACTATGTCAACTCGCGGTAACAACCCTGACAAGGTGGTCAAGGTTGTCATCATGCAGCGCCTACACCAAGAAGACTTGACCGGACATTTACTAGACCGGATGAAGACTGGCGGGCAACATTACGAGCTTTTAAGCTTACCAGCGCGATACGAGGCAACCGACCGCGTAACGTCAATCGGCTGGCGTGATCCTCGCACCGTCCCCGGTGAATTACTTTGGCCTGAGCGGTTCACGCCAGCAGCACTGAATGATTTAGAAAGCAGCATGGATCGCTACGCCGTCGCTGGTCAATTGCAGCAACGACCGTCACCCGACGCTGGCGGCATCTTTAAGAAATGGCATTGGCGCTACTGGAAACCGAAAGGCGTCAAACTGCCACCGGTCAGGGTCGAGATCGTAGACGAGGAAACCAAAGCTGTCACGCTCACTGAAGTTGAGGCGGTAGACTTGCCCGACAGTTTTGACGAAGTGATCCAGAGTTGGGACATGGCCTTCAAGGACACATCAACAAGCGACTTTGTTGCGGGCCAGGTGTGGGGCAAGGTTGGGGTGAGTAAGTACCTGTTGGACTATTTCAATGAGCGCGCCGACATCAACGCCACCATCCGAGCCGTCACTGATCTTACTGCCAAGTGGCCCAAATCTTATGCCAAGCTGGTGGAAGATAAAGCCAACGGGCCAGCGGTGATCCAACTGTTGCGCGGCAAGATCGACGGGCTGATTGCCGTCAATCCCGAAGGTGGAAAAATTGCCAGAGCGCACGCCGCTTCACCGTCCGTTGAGTCACACAATGTTTATTTGCCGCATCCGGCGCTGTACGGCTGGGTGGACAAGTTCAAAGAGAATTGCGCCATTTTTCCTAACGGCGCTCACGATGACGATGTGGACGCGTTCACGCAGACAATGATTCGTTGGCAAGTAGGCACATCCGCCGGTACATGGGGAACGAGAAAGAACAAATGAGCAAACGCAACAACCGCTACAAGCATCGCCAACCGGCACCGCAACTAGCCGGCAACGTGCGCAGTATCCGCGCACAGCGCTCCATGCTCGATAACAGCATGGCCGCCGGTTATCTTGGCAAACAATTTGAAGGGGATCGGGATTACTACGAAAAGCTAGGCTACCCCAAGGATTTACTCTTTGAACACTTTCTCGCCAAGTACATGCGGGAAGACATTGCAGCCCGCATTATCGACTTCCCAGCGGAGGAAACTTGGGGCGATGGTGTCACCATCATTGACGGCAGCGAAGATGACGTGGTTGACGATTCGCCGTTCTCGGTAGAGTTTGCGGCGCTATCAGAACGCCTACGCCTGGCCCACTATTGCGAACGGGTGGACAAGATTACCGGCGTTGGCCGCTACGGTGCATTGCTTATCGGTGTGGCCGGTGATGCGCCATTGTCGGCTCCGGTGGAACGACTGAATAGCGCCGCTGATGTGCTATATCTGCGGCCATTCGCTGAGATCAACGCCGATATTCACTCATTCGTCAACGACGCCACCGACGCCCGTTACGGGTTGCCGGCGCTTTACAATGTCACCATGATGGCCGGGACGACGGGGGCTGGCACAACCACCATGCAGGTGCATTGGAGTCGCATTATCCACGTTGCCGAAAACCTGCTTGACAATGAGGTGTATGGCATTCCCCGCTTGCAGCGTGTCTATAATCGCCTTGACGACATCATGAAGAGTGTAGGCGGTAGCGCTGAGGCAACGTGGAAGCTCATGCGTAAAGGTGGCATTTTCAGGCTTGCGCCTGACGCACGCCTGTCACCAGAGGAAGAAACGGCGTTCGAGGAACAGATCGATGAAATGGATCACGGTCTGCGGCGCTACCTGCAATTGCGTGGCATCGACTACCAGGATCTGGGCAGCGAGGTTGTAGACCCAACCGGCAACGTGGATCTGATTCTCTCGCTCATCAGCGGTGCGACCGGCATCCCCAAGCGCATTCTGATTGGCAGCGAACGGGGAGAACTTGCCAGTAGCCAAGACGAACGCAATTGGGCCAAGCGGGTTGCCAAGCGCCAACGCAATTGGGCTGATCCGACCGTCTTGCGCCCACTGGTTGATCGGCTCATTCGTTGGGGCGCCTTGCCCGCGCCATCCACTGGACGCTATCACGCCAAATGGTGGCCGTTGGCCGAAACCACGGCACTGGAACAAATGGAACTGGCACAGGGCTACTCGCAGGTCATTGAACGCATGGCGCAACCGGGGATTGAGCAAGTGGTCGATGTGCCAAAGTTCGTCAAATTCTACGTGCCGGATTTACCAAGCGATGCCATCATTGATGAGGTGGAATTGCTGGACGAGGAACTTGGCGAAACCGATGACGATGAACCTGAAAGCGTGACAGCCAACATGCTGTGGAGTGTTGCCCATGCCCACCGCTAACGAGCCACGGAGCGTTGACCCGACCCGCACGTCGGTGTTGCGCAAACGTTACCGTCAACACTACCGGCGCATGTGGCAGCGCGTCAATGCTGCCATCAATGAGTACATCGACACTGTGGATTTTAGCCGTCCGCTGGCGCAGCGCACGGCAGAGTTTAACCGTTTTGTTGACGCCTTGCTACAGCAGGAGTTTGGCCGAACGGAGAGCGACCGAGAACGCGGTGTTCGGGCAATGGCAACAGTGGCGTACATGCGGGGGGTAGCACAGGCTAACACCGAAGTGGAAGAAGCCATGCCGACGCCACAGCAAGCGGTGATGCGGGCGGATCACAATGACGCTATTGCGGCGCTTATCCTGCTCCTGTCCACACAGTTGATGACGGTGCGGTTGGGGCTGACGGGGCAAATTCTCGACCGCTACCAACGCGCCAACAGCGCCGCCGAGGCCAAGGCTGCCATTCGTGACCGCATCCAGAAAGCAGGTCGCACGCCAACGGATGGTATCGCCGCCGATGGCGTTGTCCGCGGCTACAATGAAGCGCTGCTGAACGTGTACGAGAATGCCGGCGATCAATTTGTTGGCGTGATTGATGAGCGGGTGTTCTGGCAGACGGCAGAAGACCGAAAGGTATGTAGCCGTTGTTTTGACGCTTCACAGCGCACTGATAACGGTTATGGCCCTGGTATTTACACGATTGCACAGGCGCGGGGCTTGATTCCCCTGCATAACCGGTGCCGGTGCCGGTGGCGACGATTGCCGCCGGGGATATTGTCAAGCGCCGGGGTGCAACCGGCAGGGGCGACAAGGCAGGCAAGCGCTTGGCAATTGCCGGTAGAATTGCCGCCGCAGAATCGCAACGTGCAGGGGTTGAGACGAATTTGAGAGGTGTATGGATATGTCGAAATTGACGCAGAGAGAAAAAGAGGTTGTCAATCTGCTGGCGCAAGGCAAGCCGCAACGCCAGATTGCCGATCAACTCGTCATCAGCCGATACACCGTTTATAACCACATCAAGAACATCAAAGCCAAAACGGGCGTAACTTCCACTTTTGAATTGGCGGTCAACACGCACCGTCAGCCATCTGGCTAAAAATAGCCACTTTTAGGTATATACAGCACAAAAAGACTCGCTACAATAATCGTAGCGAGTCTTTTTGTTTTGGGGCAATTCATGGCTGAACTATCAGTAAATGCTCAAACCTACAAACTGCCAGAATCCGCCCGCAACAATGCACGGCAAGTGCTTGAGTGGCGCGAGAAGCATGGCGGCGAGGTCAAGGGCATGACCGAAGTCGGTTGGCGGCGCGCTCGGCAGTTGGCGGATAACGCAGAGGTTGGGTTGGACACCATCAAGAAAATGTCGGGGTTCATCCGACATGAGGGCTATTACAAAAAAGCCCGTGCCAAGCAAAAACAAGAAGGCAATCCGCCCTGGACGTACCCCGCAATTGTAGCATGGTTGGGCTGGGGCGGCGACAGTGGCATTGCCTGGGCGAGAAAGATTAGTGAGGCGAACCCGTGACCGACATTGACGAAGATGGCACAGACGAGGCATTCAAGGCCGGATTGCAAGAATATATGAGCGAAGTAACCAACGATACATCCAACGATACTGATGCCGCCCCCCCGTGGCCTGGCGACCGCACAGCCATCGCGGCTAATGCCGATTGTGGTTACAATACGGCGCAGTTGACCACCAATGCCACAGTGGGAACAGTTAAGGAAGTTACACGCAAAGGAACGCGCTACTTGGTGGCACCCACGGTAGCCCTTCGTCCTGGTGTGCTAAACGGCGAGTATGTCCCGGCTGAAGAAGTAGTGAAATTTGCTGAAGCCTGGAATGGGCGATCTGTGCCATTGTTGCACCCGAAGCGATTCGGCCAGCCGATTAGCGCCAACAGCATGGATCTGTGGGATGACGCCCCGGCCATGTTTTGGAATGCCCACATTGACGGCGATGCGCTCAAAGGTGAATTTTGGGTTGACATTGCTAAGGCTGAAAAACTTGGCGGAGAAGCGACGCTACTATTGCAGCGCCTGCGCAACAACGAGGCCATCGACGTGTCAACCGGTTATTTCCGTGACTTTATCGAATCGCCTGGGACACATGACGGCAAAGCCTACACTGGCATTGCGCGCAACCTGCGGCCCGATCATATCGCAATTCTCTTAAACGAAACCGGCGCGTGTAGCTGGGCGGATGGTTGTGGGGTTCCCCGCATCAACGAAGCCAAAGCCGCAGAAAGCGCCAGTCAATCTTTTCTTAGCGCATTGGTGCGCAATGTTATCAATTCACTTGGAGGTAAAAAAGTGGATCGAACCAAGATTATTGAAGGGCTTGCAGCCAATGCGCAATGCAAATGCAGCAAGCAACAATTGGAAGCAATGGACGATGCGACGCTGACCGCGTTTGCTGATTCGTTGCAGCCGGTTGTCAATGAGGAAGTGTCCGCCGTTGAACCGGCGCCGGTGGAAGTGGTCAAAGAGGTTGTGCCGGCTGAACTGGCACAACTAGCGAAGGTTGTCGAGCAATTCGGCGGCATTGACAAGTTGACGGCGGCTCTATCCGGTGTGGTTGCCAACGCCGACAAGGAGCGCGCCGATCTGGTTGCTGGCTTAGTCGCCAACGAACGCAACACACTCAGTGAGGCTGAACTGAAAGCCATGCCGGTGGAAACCCTGCGCAAGTTGACAAGCGCCTTCGCAACCCGTTTCTATGTCGGTAGCGGCAATGTGGCGACCAACGCCACTGAGGAACCGCGCTACACCACGATGGCGATGCCGCCCGTCTTTCCGAAAAAGGAGGCCAAATAATGGCTAGTTCGACTTACAACACGATTGTCATTCGCTCCAACAATGCCGACAACATCGTGCAACGTGTGCGCGAAGCCAGAGCCGCCAGTGCGATTACGCCGGGGATGCTCTGCGAGCTTACCACCAGTGGCACGATTCAGGCGCATAGCACCGAAGGCGGTGTCGCCAAGGGGCGCCTGGTTGCGCTCGAAAACGAGTTCAGCGACCACGGCACAGGCCGCGCCATCGACCACGCCTATGCTACTGGCGAAACCGTGCGCTATATCCACGCCATCCCTGGCGATCAACTGATCATGATCGTTGAGGATGCCGCCACCATCACCATCGGTGACGCGCTAGAGAGCAACGGTGCTGGCCTCCTGCAAGAGGAATCGCCCGGCACCAGCACTTTGTCGGACGGGATCATCGGCTACGCGGCTAACGCTGTCACCACCAGTGGTGGTACGGCTCGCGTCCTCGTGGATATTGCATCATAAAGGAGCTTGTAACAATGTCGGAATTACAGATCGTTAACGCCTCGTCTGGCGAGGCTGCCAAGATCCTCGGCAATGGGGCGCGGCCTATCATCAACGAGAAAACCGGTCAACCGCTGTTCGACCAGCGCACCGGCCAGTTGCAGATCATGACCAGCCGTGGCTTGGTGGTCAACAGCGCGTTGCGCAAAGACGAATGGGAAGAACTCGACCGCGCCATTGTGCAGGCCGCGGTTGCCCCGCTCAACATGACTCAGCGCATGATTGCCGCTGGCTTGACCCGTCCGTTGGGTGGACTTGGCACGCTGATTGCGCAGTACAACCAGATCAGCGAAATGACACAGGCCAACGTGAGCCTGTCCGGTAATGCCAGCGGCCAAAAGGATCGGGTTGATTACGACCTGGTCGGCGTGCCTGTGCCGGTCATCTTCAAGGAGTTTGAGCTGAACCAGCGCTACCTGGAAGCTTCCCGCCGGTTGGGTGACAGCATCGACACCGCCAACGGTGCGGCTGCTGCCCGCGTGGTTGGCGAAAAGGTCGAGGATCTGCTGATCAATGGTGACGCAAGTGTCAACCTAAACGGTAACACCATTCATGGATTGACCAGTCACCCCGACCGCAATACCAACACCGCCACGGCGCTTGGCGGTGGCGACTTCGCTACCATCAGCAACATCATGCCGACATTCAGCGGCATCTTGTCCGAACTCAAGGCCGACAACTACCGTGGCCCTTACGGCGTATTCGTGGCCGATACCCAATACGATCAAATGGCGTTCAATGTCTACTCTGACGGCAGTGGGCAAAGTGCGCTGAATCGCGTACTGCAAATCCCGTCGATTCAGTTCATCGACTCGTCCGCTTGGTTGGATGCCGGTGAAATTGTTGTTGTCAATCTGAGTCGCGACGTGGTGGAACTGGCCTACGTCCAACAGTATTGGCCGATCACCAATCTGGAATGGACAAGTGGCGACGGGATGCAAAGCAATTTCAAGGTGATGACCGTGTTCGCTCCGATGGTCAAAAGCGACTACAGCGGTCGATCCGGCGTGTTCCACTGCACCGGCGCTTAATAGGAGGCTGACATGGCAGTACGAACAACGGCTGTGCTGAAAAGCCAGTTTCTAGGCAGAGATCCGGTGGATCATAACACCGACGTGGTCGATACTTTGTCGGCGTTGCTCAGTGGTTTGAAGTTTATCACGGTTGACGGGCGCAGCGGCCCTGGCGCCATCACGGCGACCGGTGCCGCTGTGGGCGATACGGTGGTTGGCGTTGCCGGCCTGACCGCTGGTGCGTTGGGCGCGGCTGACGCTTCGTTCGAGGGCACAATTACGGTGCTGAACCAGATTCAGCAGTCGAGCGCCAGCAATCTAAGTGCCAACGATTACCTGGTGGTTTTGGCTAGTTTGGCATAGGTGGATTATGGCACTCTACCGAGTACGACCGGGTTTTGAGCATGGCACGCGTGGCTGCTACAAAGCCGGGGACATCGTTGAACACACACCGGAAGAGGCGGCAGGTTTTGCCGACAAGTTGGAGTTGGTTGAAGTTGAGCCAGCGCCAGTTGTCGAGCAACCGCCCGCGCCGCCTGCGGAAGTAGCGCCGGTTGTCGAGCAACCATTCGATGTGACCGGCTCCACAGTTGCGGCTGTTCTGGCCGCGGTGGAGGCTGGCGAAATCACAGCGACTGATGCGCTGGTGATTGAGACGGCCAGTCGCAATCGGGCAACGCTTATCAAGGCTTTGCAGGAGTTGATCAGTGGCGCTGACAGCGAGTGATTTGATTTATCCAAACGGCGATTTACTGCCTTCCATGTTCCCCGATGGTGACATTAACACCGCCGTCGGGGTGTGGTTGGCAGATGCCGTTGGCAAGACCGCCAGCGAATCAGCACAGCGCCACTGGGTATATCATCGCGCCTACACGGTGATTGCCAACCGCATCGCGTCCACGCCGTCAAACGAAAGTTCTTTCGATAATCACACCGTCGCATGGTCTGATAATCGTGTGTCAGCTTTTGAAGAGAAGGCGACAAAGCATCTAGCCGAGTATGGCCGCATCAGCGGTGATGACACCATGAGCAGCACACGACCGGCAAGCCTGAGGGTGTATTGATGGAATCACTTTGGAATGCACTTGACGATTATCTGGCGACGCAGTTGCTTGCGGCGCTGGGTAGCGCTGGCAGCTACGCAACGCTGAGGATTACACAGGTTGACAAGTTGGCCCAGGTTGACGTGCAGGACTGGACAAAGAGTTACGCAGCGCCTTTTCAGATTGTAATGTCGTTTCAGTCGCGTGCCGTGGCCGCGGGGCATGATGGCAGCAGCACGATAAAGCGTGATGTTGAATATTCGGTTGTTGTGATCAGCGTCTGCGAAGGCACGCCAGCAGACGCCACCAGGGATGCCAAGATTTTAGTGCATCGCACCGAGAAGCTGCTGGCGACACTCAACTTTGCCGGGGTTACGGCGACCGATGGATCGCTGTTGCGGGGGCGTCCACGAGGTAATAACAGTATGTTTGCCAGCGTTGTCGAGCTATTCCCGCACCCTAGTCAGAATCGGGCAAACCTGCGGTATGGCGTTGGCACAACAGCATTTTCTATAACGGGGTTGACAGTATGACCAGACAGCAAGCTTTGGATTATATCACTACCACGCATGGCGAGGCATTGCAGGATGCGGGCGTTGAATTGACCGATACGCCCGAAAACCTGTTCTATATCCTCTATGACGTGATGATTTATGAGAGTGCCGGGAATACCAGACAAGAGGAAGTAGCAGACGCCAAAGTCGCTCAGTTGATTGCCGATAAAACGGCGGGGAGTTAACTAAATGTCGGCATCATCGGAAGCCAATAGCTTAGGTTCGTTTTTTGCCATCGGCGTGCAGGGCGCTAAAGGCACGGCGGCTACAACGCTGTATCGGTTGATTGCCACCGAGAGCAGCCTTGCACCGGAATTTGAATACCGTGACACGCGGCTAGAACATCCTAGCGCCGGCGGGACAACCTCGTGGGCGCGGGCGAACGCTGACCAGGTAACAGGCTACATCGGGCGTGCAACGGTCACGTTCCCATTGCGGCCAAAAGGGATCGTGCCGGTATTGCAGGCCACTGGCTACCAAGTGGCGACCGCGGGGAGCGCCACGCTAGGCTACACGCACACGTTGACGCAGGGAACGGACACGGCGCACAAATGGGTAACGGCCATGTGGGAAGTCGAGGACAGCGACGGCGCCTATTACGTCCGTGCTGTTGATGGCCGCTGTACATCGTTGTCCATCAGCGTTAGCACTGACGAAATCATGTGTACCGCTGAGTTTGGCTTTTTGACATTGGCGGCATTTTCTGGCACGCAACCAACGTATGTGACCGAACAAGCTGACGAGATCGTGCCCTGGATTGGCGCACGTACTGATATTGACATCGGCGGCTATACCGTAATCGAAGTCATTCGCGCCGCCGAATTCACATTCACCAACGCGTTACGCGAGGATGACAAGGCGCTTTGGTCACAAGCCCGTGTCAATATGCAACGCCAGTCGATTGACATTCAGGCGTCATTCAGCGAAATCAACGCCAGTGATTCCATTTACGAATCATTGTATTACGGCGCTGACGCGGGGACGACCGTGGCGACGGGGCCGGTACGGGGCAATATCGACGTTGAATGGCGTAGCGCTGACAACATCAGTGGCACATCTCCATTGATCCCGTTTGAGTTTCAATTCGTTGCACCGTCTGTGCAGTGGCAGCCGGGGGACGCACCGAGCGCCAGCGGTGACGATCTGATCACCATGAGCGCCAACGGGTACATCCTGGGTGATGTGGCGACGCCATCCACCATTAAAGTTATCAACAATGTGGCGACCTACTAATTATGAATCTCAATAACTGGCAACGCACTGAGCCGGTAAGTCTGTTCGTCTCCGATGGCGAGATGGAGCAGGAATACCGGCTGACCTTTGGCACTTGCAGCAATTTCGACATTGGCCTATTCAACCGTCGCCGCGGGCGTGTGTTTGAGTCCATGCGCGCCACCTATGGCGACGACTGGATCAGGAATGATGAAGCCATTGTCATGCAGGGAGTGATGATTGCTCACGCAATGGTGATGGCGGCGCTCAAGCGGGTGGAAGTCAAGGATGGCGACACCTGGACGGAAACCAAACTGCCCGACGCCTGGTATGATGCCGAACGCTTTGCGCGTGAGGCTCCTGCCGGCATGATGGACGTGTTGACCGATGCTGTAATCGACGCTGGCAATCCTGCACGCCTATTCTCGTTTATCCCCAGCGGAGACGAGGAAAAAAAAGTGCTGCGGCTGACCGTGCAGCCGTCAAAGAACTAGCGAAGGCTATTGTCGCGGCGGAAGCGGCGGCGAAGGAAGATAAGCCGAAGCGACCGCCCACGCCGGCAGAGTTACGGGCGAAGGCAAAAGAGGGAGAGTTTGACGGGCTATGCGATCCAGACTTTATCGAAACCGTTTATGTGCCCTGGTATGTTCTCGGCGGCGAGCAGCGAGGATTCTCGTACACTGAAATCGTGTCTATGCCACCCGCGCACAGGCACGATTTTCTATATGTCAATCGGGTAATCGGTGACGAGCGAGACAAGGCGAAGAAGGCCAAACCGGTAAAACCGAAGGGGCGACGGTAGACATGTTCACGCTAACCACAAACGCAAAATTTGACGAGCTTGAACGCCTGATCGGCAAAATCGCCCGTCCCGGCGCTGGCGAAACACGGAAAATCGCCGATGGTATCCGGCAAGAGTTTCAAAGAAATTTTAGCGGCCAGGGCAGTGGTTTTGGCCGCTGGGCAGGGTTGGCGCAATCGACTGTTACCCAACGGCGGCAATTGGGATACAGTGGTGAAAGGCCCATTCTCGTTCGCTCTGGCGGCTATCGTTCATCCTTCGTTCAGCGCGGCGGCGACAACCACGAAAGCATCCAGACGACCGGCTTTGGGCTGATCATCGACGTTGGCAGCAATGACCGACGCGCCGTCTTTCACGAACGGGGTACGCGGAACATGCCGCAACGCAGCGTGACAATGCTGACTGATGATGGCGAGAACCGATTGGCGCGCATGGTTGACTTCGTAATTGAGCAAATCGAACGCCGGGAATGGCGGTAACTATTTCCGGGTTAGCGGATTAGGGCGCGGTGCTGGTGGCTCTGTTGACTCGACTTTGGCGATGATGGCTTTTGGCGCATCGCTGGTACGTTCGGCGGCAATGGCCTGGAGTAGTTCAGTTTGGCGCTTGAGCAATTCAACGATTTCGCCAACGCGGAAATACCAAAGAACTATTTCACGCAGGACGACAAAGGCGAATCCGGCCAAAAGTAGTACGACGCCTGCAATGATCAGGCCACTAGATGAATCCATGATGGTTCCCTTTCGTTTTTGTTGATTGCACTAATTTTAGTTTGCCACTCCATTAGTTTTTTGTCAACCGAGATCAACTATGCCTAGCAGAGAGCTAATATATCGCGTTTCAGTTCAGACGAGTGACGCGAAGCGTCAAGCGCAAAACATGCGGTCTGTGTTCGAGGCCGAACTGCGCCAAATCAATGTTGGCAAACTCGACACCTCTGGGCTAAAGGCCGCGCAGGCGCAAGCCAAGTTGTTTGCCGCTGAAATGGAACGCGCCGTCAAGGCTGGCGATCTGGGACAACTCGACACCTCTGGCATTCAGCGGGCGGTCAGCGAGGCGCAGGCGTTGCGCACGGCATTTGAGCAGGCGCGCAACGCCGCGGCAAACATTCGGCCACCATCAGTTGGCGGTGGCGGCATCCCCAGCGGTTTGGCTGGCGGCTTACTAGGCGGCTTTGCTGGTGGCATCGCTATCAACGAATTGAGGGAGTTAGGGCAACAGCTATCCGAAACGGCGCGGCGCGGTGCTGTTTTTCAGCAGTTAGGCGACGTGTTAGACGATTATACGCGCAGTGTTGGCACCAACGCCAGCGCCATGATTGACGCGGCGAAAAAGGCCGCGCAAGGGACAATCTCCGAGTACGAGCTGATCTTAAACGCGAATCGTGCGATTCAATTCGAGGTCGCCAAAACCCCCGAAGCTTTCGCAAAACTAATTGAGCTTTCAACGGCGCTTGGTCGAGCGCAGGGCATAGCCGATACGCAGGCGTTGGAGTTCTTGACGACCGGTCTAGCGCGTGAGAGCCGGCTGATTTTGGATAACTTGGGCCTGATCATTGACCTGGAAGCCGCCACGAAACGGTACGCCGAAACGATAGGCAAAAGCGCCGATCAGCTAACGACCGCCGAGCGGAAACAGGCATTGTTGG